CCAGCCACAATCGGTGTTACGACGACGTTCTCGGCAGGCGTATCGGTCCCGGCAACGGTTACTCCGTCAACAGTCGCCTGTCCGGTAGTAATTGTACCTTCCGTTACTGCCAACTCAATCAGCGTACACGGCGGCATTACTGCCCCAGCTACCCTCCCCTCACCCACTATCTCAGCGGTCGTTACACCGGCTGCTGTGGCGACTACAGCGACATTCCCCGGCCATTCGCTATACATCACTATTGATGCGACACCGGGAGTTATCGCAGCTACCGCAACGATGCCTTCGGAAACACCGAGCGGCAACTTCACATTCGAGGCTTCAACTATTGCAGTAACCTCGACAGTGGGCGCTAAAGAAGTTTATCGATTACTAGTTATGCCTACAGCAGACACGCTTCCACGCATCGGTCTACCTGAAGCATCTTCGGCTCCTGCCCGTGCTCTTATGCGTCACTTCGCACCGGGGGCACAAGGGAGTAATGTATTTATAGTCAATGGCTCGACTGTTCAAACATATTTACCAGCGGACTGGGCAACAGTTACTCGCTGGATTTATGGTGGACACGAAAGCCCACGTGACTTAACAGCAGCAGAAGAAACCGTGCTGGTATCAGCCGGTTATTCATTTAGAGTAGGACCAGAATAATGCCAATTTATGTTTACCGTTGTCTCGATTGTGGATTATCACACGAGATTCGTCACGGGTTTGATGAAACCTACGACGGTGTTTGCGATGAATGCCGGGGGGTCGTGCGTAAATACTTCGGTGAAGTGCATATATCTGCCTCAGCTACACCAACAAGAGGTATGCACGATGGCAAAGCTATTGATTGGTCTGGAAGTAAAGCTAAAGAAAGAGATAAAGAAAGGGATATGGCAGCCTACAAACGCCTCCGATCTGAAGGTATTCAGCCGAAGGGCATTGACGGCGCTGCCAAAATGGAACGAGAAGCCTTAACTTCTCACGAAATTAAAGCAGGGACTCTTCTCCAAGGGCCGAAATCAGAAAAGAAACGTAAAGAACGTGCCCTTAATGACGTTCTCGGGAGTGGCTAATGACTGCACAAACATGGATTGACGAAACAAGAGACATGCTGTTGTCCGGCTATGTCGAAGAACTTCTCCAAGTGAGTGCCCCTCTCGTAGAAAATGCTACTGGTACAGCTTTTACTATTGGTGAAGCAGCTAACTCTGGAATCGCTAAAGGCGTTATAATAGAAATTAACGAAGAACTTATGTATGTGACATCAGTAGATGGCACAACAGTCAACGTAATCCGTGGCTATGGCGGATCAACTGCTTCTTCTACCGGCCACGCAATAAATTCTTTAGTCCGAGTGTCCCCTAAATTCCCGACTCATCGGATTATTGATGCAATTAATCACGATCTGCGTGATCTTTCTTCCCCTGATTCTGGTTTATTTCAAATAAAAACAACCAGCTTTACCTATAACGCTGCCATAGATGGCTATGACTTGACTGGTTTAACAAGCGAAGAAGTCCAATCAATTTACTCAGTCACTTACGCACAAGTAGGAGTCGAGGCAAGAGAACCAGAAGTTATCTCATGGAAATTACGGCGCAACAGAGACACAGCTTCCTTTAGCAGCGGCCTTGCTTTAGTTCTTTACGGCACAGCATGGCCCGGAAAGAAAGTAACTGTAAGTTATAAGTCGCCATTCACAAGTATCACAAGTGGGTCTACGGCTTTATCGACAGTAGGGCTCCCAACAACAGCCTACGATCTGCCACCCTTAGGCGCAGCTATGGCGTTGATGACAACACGACCTATACGCAGAGAGTTCCTTGACGCTGAAGGAACCTCCAGAATGGCAGCAGAAGTTCCACCCGGAGCTATCTCAGCATCATTCAGAGATCTTATGGGCCGACGAGAAGCACGGTTGCGTGCAGAATCGGCTCGCTTGGCGACAATGTACCCACAACACTTAAAGGAGAACTCAATCACTCATCCGGTTGGTAACTGGGGTCGTTACTGGCCGTGAGTTTTAACGCTGAATCTCTCCCTATCGAATTAGATGGTGTCTCATATCTGTTAGACACCACCCAATATCGTCGTACAACTGTCCCTGTATCTCGTCAACAACGAGACAACAGCCGAGAAGCTGGTGAAAATACATTGGACACTACCGGCGCATGGGTCAGATCACAAAGCGACTGGTCTTACGGTGCAGGACAACTCTACCTTGACAACGAAGACTCTGACCGGCGACGTTTTTACTCTTCGCAAGGCATTGATGTTTGGACTAAAGGACAAATAACTTTACTGCCTATCACCGAAACACCCACAGGCACTAACACTCCTACGTTTACTACTGGTGAAATCATTATCGAGTCAGTAACAAACGCTTCGGGTGTCGAGTATATGTATGTTGCACAAGCCAACAAACTTTTTTGGACAGCTAACCCCGGAGGTTCTTCCCCTACATGGAACGCTTCGGCAGGTATCACAGTAGGCGGAACTGTCACGAGCTTAACCAGTGACGGAACCAATGTTTATATCGGCTTTGATGGCTCTATAGTTGCAGAACAAACTGTTATCGGAAGCGGTACTACATCATCTTTTGGATCTTTAGATCCCAACTTAATTAAAATTGTTAGTGGGCGTATCATCGCCGCTGACGATAACGCTATCTACGAACTCGATTCCGCTGGAGCTAAAGCCAGTTCTTCGCTAGACTATTCACTCCCATTAAGCAGCAGCAAATGGGTGTCAGTAACGTCAGGCGCAGCAGGAATTTTCGCTGCGGCTAACACAGATAACACCGGAAGTATTTACTACATCGGTGTGAATAATAGTGACGGAACTCTTAATGTTCCGATTATGTCAGCGAGTGTTCCCCGTAATGAAACCATCAACGAAATCATGGCTTACGGCGGAGTTTTGGGAGTGGCTACAAGCCTTGGATTTAGGCTGGGCTTAATCGATCAACAGTCAGGCTCAATAATTCTTGGGCCTGTTATAGATACAGGCGGCGAAGCCTACTCACTTGAAGCAGATAACAAATTCATGTGGTGGGGTACAGACTACGGTACTTGTTACCGGGCAGATCTTTCTAAGTTCACTGACACTCTTGTCCCTGCCTATGCGTCGGATTTAGTGTCAGCAGAGTCAGCGACAGCTAGCGATCTTACTAAGTCTTTAGCTCGAATAAACAATGACGGTAATCCTAAATTGTTTATGGGTATAAAAAGTTCTGGCGATGCGGTATTACAACGTGAGCATTACAACAATGAACGAGTAGCTTCAGGCACACTCATTGCTGGTGAAATCACATGGTCAACTGTTGTACCTAAACTCCTACGATCCGGTGTCATTGACCTTGATAGATCTCAATTCGAGAATCTAAAAACTGATTACCGTGCAAGTGACACAGACTACGCATCTGAAAGTGACACCTACACACTTGGTCCTGAAACCACTACACCAGTCGGCAGTATTACTTTGACAGCTAAGAACGGTGCTAACACATCAGCCACTATTCCCAGTAGCGGCTCGTTACAAACTGGCACACCTCAAACTTTTGTTTTCTCAGACGGCATAGATACCGCAGTATCCTACGACTTGACAGTCACCATTACCCGATCTGCAAGTGACGCAACAAAAGCTCCTGTTTGCCACGACTGGCAACTGACAGCGGTAGCAGTTCCTCGGCGAATAGACGAAATTATTTTACCTATAGTTCTCCGCCGCAATGTTCTCACCGCCCGGAACTCCGGCGCTCCCGTTCGCCTAGCCGCTGGCGATACCTTCACCAAACTCCGTGGCCTTATGGAAGCTGGTAAAGCTATTAGCTACAAGGAAGGTGACCGATCAGAAAGTGTCACCATCGAGCGATTAGAGATGCAACCCGAGAGACTATCCGATGATGGAAGCTGGTGGGAAGGTAGCCTAGTTGCACGGCTTCTAACTGTACCTACTTAGCCGTTGGGGATATGTCTAAAGTACTTTTCTTTGACATCGAGACAGCACCTAACCTCAGCTATGTATGGGGTCAATGGCAACAAGATGTCATCGAACACGTCAACGAATGGTACATACTCTGTTTCTCATACAAATGGGAAGACCAAAAATCTACCCACGTTGTTGCATTAAAAGACTTCGAGCTTTACGACAACGACCCAGACAATGACTTACAAGTAGTTAAAAAACTATGGGAACTACTTGATGAAGCCGACATAGTTATCGGTCACAACTCTGATGCGTTCGATATTAAAAAAGCAAACGCACGGTTCGTGTATCACGGGCTTGCACCGCCAAGCCATTACCAAACTGTTGACACATTAAAGCTAGCTCGTAGACATTTTAAATTTAATAGCAATAGACTAGGACACTTAGGCGAACACCTCGGTTTAGGTGGCAAAGAATCGACAGGGGGTTTTGAAACATGGGCAGGTTGTATGAAGGGTGATACAAAAGCGTGGGCAGTAATGAAGAAGTATGCGAAACAAGACGTGGATCTTCTTGTCGATGTTTACGAACGGCTTCGCCCTTGGGCTACTAATCACCCCAATAGAAACGTAATTGACGGCACTTCTCATGCGTGTCCCACTTGCGGTAGCAACAAACTACAAAAGCGTGGCACAAGAAAAACTCGGACAATGACTTATCAGACTTATCAATGTACTCGCTGTAAATCTTATTGCAGAGAACGAATAGCTTTAGTTAGCCCTCGCCCTGAAGTGGTCTAGTCGTAGTTATATCGAGGTCGCATAACTCGTTCAGGATCATTGCGAAGAATCCGCGCCTTACATTTTTTGCAGCGGCATTCTCCAACTAAATACTTAGCTAATGTTCCATGCTTTTTGAAATCACCTTTGTCCCATCTAATGTGACCAAGGTCATCCACGAACATTAGTAATCTTCAGGGTTACTAGAATCTCGTTTGATAGTTTCAGCTATACGGTCAGCTTCTTCTTTATTAAGAACCCATTCCCTTATAGCTCTGTCGCAGATTACCGCATACCCTTTGACGGTTGGACCTCCGACAATACGTGCCGGGATTTCTTCAACTGTAATATCCATCGCTTTTCTCCAATCACGATGCCATATATATTTTACCACGGTTAGTGAGCAAAAGGGCAGGACACCGGGGTAGAAAGGAGAAGACCCCCGATGCCCCATTACCGGTAACGACACCGGCTAGCCCTTAAAACCTAGTGTTTCTCTTAGTTCTCGTAGTCGTCGTACATTTTCTTCACGAGGTAAATACTCACGCTCGATGGCCTTTATCTCCATACGATCTCGTCGTATCGCGGCATCGTATACCTCTTTGAACTCAGATATAGCAGGCCAATACGGGTGATCCCTTACCAATTCGTTTAAACATTTTGTGACAACAGTGTGTTGCAAACTAAGCAAAGAAGTGTGCCAAAGTTTTAATGTTCCTTCGGGCACACTCTTTGAATGCCACCATAACTGCGACATTAGTAAGAGAACTTCGTCAGCTTCGTCTTCACTCATGGGCAGCAGGCTCTACTAGTGGCATGATCCATGTCGGTTCGTAAAGAATAAATGTTTGGTCATAATAAACAGCAGAATCCCATCCGTTAAACGGGCCGACTATTTCGTACCCGTCGCTTAGGTTGCCTTTCATAATGACGTGAGGGATCTCATCTAAATCTGGAAACTCAGACATTTTTCCTCGCTCGATCTATCTCACCTTTAGTGAATGAATCACTTTGAAATATCACTGGATTGTTCCGTGATTTCATGGCCTTCTTTTGCCACGCTATCTTTTCTTCCGGGCTCATTTCGTCCCTGTCTTGCCCCATTTTTTCTTTCCTTTCTTAATCGCAAGATTCGTTTTCCAACAGGACCATACTTATCTTCCTGCTGTTCTTTCTGTTTCCGTAAAGCTGTCTCGAATGCTGGCTCAGTAAACGCCCACGTTGTGCTTAATGCTTCGTAACAATCATCAAGACTCCAACCTGCGTGGATAGCTGTTTCAACTATATGCCTAATCCTCGCTGGCTTAACTAGAGGTTTCGTTTCCTGTGTCTTCCACCACGTGTTCAACATGTGCGTTACGTTCTTGAACTCCGGGTGATAGGGGGTATCCAAGCGTATTAACTCCCCCACGACTTTCCCTTTCTTTCATATCCATCCATGTCCTAAGCAGCGAAGCAAAGTGTGCTAGCTCCATTACAACGTAAGCTCCTCCTGTTCCAAAGTTCCTACGTTTTACTAGCGCCACTCCGTAATCTGCGTCTGCGTTAATCCTTTCTTGTTCTGTTTCTTTCATTATCTCCGACAAAGAAGACAACGCATCCTTCCTGTTTTTGCATTCAAATACAAATTCAGGAAGCCATGCACTTTCAATATCGCCAGTATCTTTATTACCAGATAAAGGAGATCTTCTGAACCCACGTTCGTTTCCAAAAATCACATGGGATAAATAGCGAACGCACTCGGTTTCCCAAGCCGTCCCCTTTTGTTTCGCTTTGTTCATAAGAGTTATTCGTCCGGTGAATATCTTTCTCGGTGTTCATCCATGAAGAACAACTGCATACCATTTTGAATTAAGAAAGACCGTGCTTGTTGCAACTTGTTGTTCCCATCCATGTTGTACCCAGAAGGATGGTTCTCAAACTCTTCGACCATCTTCATTGCTTCATAATCAAAGTGATTAGCAAAATCCCTTGGCACAACGACAGACAAAATCGTTACGTCTTCATTCAATATAGGTATAAGAATGCTGTTCTCATCCACTAGAAAGGCTCCGTATCATCCTCGATTTCGAACCCTTTTTGCACAGCCGAAACTGCTTGTTTAGCTACCGTATCACTTTGAGAACCCCTCGGTTCCCATCTCCAAGATGGTCCGGCATCATCGGCATACAACCGTAACTTCTTAACGGTTTTACCTTCTTTGCTAGTCCACTCATCTTCTTTCATTCGTCCTTTAACAATGACTCGTTCGCCTTTAGGCAACTCTGACATGCGTTCAGCCAACGTGTTAAAACACTTCACATCGAACCAGTGAGTAGCTTTTGTATCGTCACGTCCTGTCGTAACAGCTACCGAGAACATGACATTGGCAGTCCCCTGTTTAGAGAACCGCAACTCAGGCTCTTGTCCTATATTTCCTGCAATGGTGATCTCACTCATTGTCTTCCTCTCTTTTATTGAGTATGTCGGCAAGCACATAGTTGCCGTCTTGTTTATGCCAGAGATGTAGGCCAAGACCCAACCTCATCGCACATCTTTTAATCCCATCAGACGCACACGCTTTCAAACGTGCTCCATCTGTCTTCCAGTTGTTCGGGTTCTCACACTCGCCAACTTCTTGTATCGAGGTAACTCGTCCATCAATCTCAACAACAAGAGTGCAAAGGCAACCAGTAAGAGTACCATCAGCATCCCTAACAACATCATCAATAGAAAAATCATAAGGCCCCACTATCCCTAGTAAAAATTGGGTAACGATCCCGTGAGGAACGTAAGCCGCAGCAAACTTACCCGGCTTAGTCTCAACGAACCTGTCTGAAAATGGAGTAGCTAACTTAGATAGCTGACTCATAGTATTCTCCTTTTGTTTTAAGTATTTCGCTAACTGAATCTCCCATCGGTAATTCACATAACGCTCGGTGCGAACAGTAATTACATTCCCAAGGCAACTCGTCCCCGTCCCAAAGATCACGCAACCCTTTAGGTATTTGATCGGTAGCTAAAGCTGTTCCAGCTTGAAGACATTCTTCGGACAGAACATAGTTAGCTATTTGTCTAAGAGTTGCTCCGCTTTGTTCGACGACATCATCTATATCTATTACCCATTCGATCATGTCTCCAGCACGAGCGCTGTCTTTCCATTTACCGGGTGTCGCATCAGTACATACATAAATAATGTGGATCAAGTTGTAACCCAAACCCATAGCGTATGCAGCAGCCTGCAACAGATGTTCTTCTTTCGGGCCATCACGTCGAGCCATACGAAACCCATAATTTCTCATGGTTTTTATTTCGATGACTACACGATCATGGTCTTCATTCCCATACACCCCATCCGTATGACCAGACCTCATGTATTCCGGCATAGAGACAGGTATCTCGGCAACAAAATCCCTGAACGCAGAACTTTTTTGCAACGAAAGCTGTATCTGTTCATGCAAAGTGTTACCAATTTCTCTTGCGACTAAACCATTAACAGAGTTTTGGTAGTCAACTGTCGAAGGCGGTAACTCTAAGCCGTCATAGATTTGCTTACGGATACAAGAACCAACACCTGATGCTCTAAGAAACGAACCATCAGCAGTTGGTTTGAACTCGTGGACTACACCAAGATCAGCAATAGCCCATCGAGCAGACTCAACTTCTCGCATTTCAATACCCTTTCTGGGGTATCAGTCTATCATTTTCTTCCACAAGTCCAGAGCTTCCATGCTCCGTTCGTGTTGTAAATATGGTGTGCCATTGCAGTGTTTGTTGGTATCTCATATCGCTTGGCCCACATTTTTTTACCGAAGATATCGGCCCAATAAAATTCGTTCACTTGAAAATGTCCATGATCCACACCGTTGTAAGCCCGAGGATTCCCTAGCGATTCACACCAAACAATCCCTAAAGCTGCGACACAGCTACTGTCTTCCCATTCATATGAACAAACAGATTCAGCGATCTGAACTTGTTCCTGTGGAATTTCCACAAAGGAAGCAAAGTCTAAGATACGCCAGATAGCTAACCAGACATTCATCTAGTTACCCCGTGCTTCGTCTATCTTTCTGTCCCAGTACATAGACTCAGCGTTTTCCTGAGCTTCGAGCATTTCCTCGTACTCTTCTTCGGATAGATCTGCATACGGATCATCAGGTGGATCTATACAAAAGTATTCCATTGCTATGCCTCCCACTTTTCTCCATCAACAGCCAACACTTTGACCGCACGTTCTTCGTTCACAGCAAATGTCCAATGATCTTCTAACTCTGGTAGATCATCAGTCATGCACATGTTGTGAACAAAATCGACAGCTTCTTCAAGCTCTTCTTCGTCATGCTCAACTGTCACTAACCAATACAAGGTTTGTGCCACTTCAACTTCAAATGTCCGTGACATTATTCTCCTTTACTTTGTTTTATTTGCCGATCCATTTCATCCCAAAACACATCATCGTAAACACCGTGCCTAGATTTCACACCGTATCCTTTGCTAGTACTCCGCCATAAATACTGGGGCCCAGCATGACGTTCAGGTCTAATCGATGGACGAGTTTCTTGACGATGACATAACAGACATACAACAGGCTCGATCATTCCGGCTCTTTGAGCACGCTTCATCAATGGCCCAAGCAACCTGCCATTCTTCAGTATTACTCCGGCAGCTTTTAATTCTTCGTGTACTTCATCACTTGTCCACTCAACATGAACATTGAATTTCTGGTAGCACCTTTGAATTGCTTGCTTGACAGCTAGCTTTTGGGATGGCTTCGCATATGTCTCAGCTATAGCCATGCCTCGGTCACGTTCTTGTTGACCAGTCATGCTTCTATCAATGCCTTCGCTGCCTTCTCAGTCATCGGCAGCTTCCCGAACATCACGTTTGCTTGATGTCTGCGAGTACGATCTCGACTACTCTTAATACCTTTAACTGATTTATCTTTTTGTTCCCACGCTTGGACAGCCATGAGTGCACCCCATTTAGTGTTACGCACACCAGCTATATCTTCATCGAGATGAAAGCGATTGTTTAAATCAGCTTTAGTGTTAGACCATCGGGTCAACTTGTTGTAATAACCTTGCTGTGGAACTTTCAATGATGGACGTGGCATAGACCCGATCAGACCAACAACTAACTGATCCCATTGCTGATCGACAAACTCTTGGTTAGCCATCCGTTCAATTTGTGCAGCGTATTGTGTATGACGTTCATAGCCTTTACACAACTCTTCAACAGCTTCTTGCATCAATGCCTGTGGATCACCCATCTTTTTAAATCTAAAGACAGCATCTTTATCTAAGATGTTCCACTTAAATGTGTTGGCACACACAACAGCAGTCGCAGATTGAGTAGCGATCAAGGGAACTTTTTTGTCGTGACCATTGCCAATGTTGAACATCGACTCGACCTTCGACCAACCCGGTATATTTATTTCATCTTTAAACTTTAAAGATATGTAACCAACAGCGCCGTTATCGTAAGTACCAACTGATTCAATAGTCTCTACTAAACCAGTATCAATAAGCATTCCAGTTAGATCATCAGCCATAAACCGATGCTGAACTATTTGATATCGGTCGCTTACTTCAGCATAAGCATACGGATAGTTGACCATCTTTAAAACATTTCTGTCTAAGAGGACACCTACCTCATCATGCTCAATATGTATTGGGTGTCGAACAACTTCACACCAGTCAAAAGCATCACGAGCTTTCTCCCAAGTGATATGCCCAACATTTCCTAACCTATGCCAAGGAGTTACCGCATACAAAGCGTGCTTGGCATCCAATTCTGTCATCCGATGTGACATTTATTTCTCCTTTATTTGAGATCTTCAGGAGAGAGGAGTTCGTCATCTATATTCAGGGAGGCAAACTCCCCTCTCCCTTTCTTGCAGCTAATCAGGCAACGCCCCATGTACACCCTTCGGCATTCGTGGTGCGGACATCCAATTAGCTACGTTCTAAAAGCGGCGGCCTTTCCACATTTCTTCGGTCACGCCTGCGTCTAACAGTTTGATTGCCATTTCTTTGGCACGTTCTTCAGCTTCACGTTCCATGTCATCAAGCATGGATCCGATGTCGCTATCAATATGCTTGTCTAAAGCAAGCAACTCAAAGTAAGTACCCCGATCAGCGTCCCCGTGTTCTTGGAGATCTTCTAATCTTTGTTGGATATAAAGTCTGATTCCCTCTGCTGTGCTGCAATCAGGAATCCTTACAGTCTTCGCATGTATCTTCATGCTTCCCTTTCATTTAGTTTAATTATATCAGATGTGACTGCCGTTCCGTGACTAATCGTGACATAGCACATCGTAACTCCCATGACTTAACTTAACTGCCGTAACATAACGATACATAGCGCAACTCAGCAAAACGGAACAGAACCCTCCGTAAGAGAACTCACGTCGCGATGCCTCGTCATTACTGCCACTACATATGTTGACTGTCCCCAGCGCAGGTCTTCTCGCCTTACCTCTACGGGACACAACTAGTCTGCCTTACCAGAGCACGCCTCAACGGAGAAGGCCCTACCAGAACTGGACTGCCATGACGTAGAATAGACCGCCTTGCCTAGAAACAACTGTCCACTACTGCCGTGAAAAGTATTTCTTAATAGCAGTTGAAATAGATTTAAGTTCAGTGAACCCATCTATTTCCTGTTGTAAGTTAAGCAACTTAGTTTCAAGACGAACAAGTTGCTTGTTGTATTTCCAATCATCGTCCAACACAACAACGGAAGGATGATGACTTTGTGCAGCACCAGTACCACTACCACTTTGAGGCATCATAAATGCCTTCATCGGTACAGGTATATCTTGACCGGTGCGAACAACTTTAATTTGGTATCGATTAATAAGCCGATACGCTTGTGCTTCCCTATATTTTTCGCCAGCTACACTGTCATCCCATTCAAACTTAGAATGCAATGCAGACTTAGGGTTACGAGCTTTATCAACAACACCTTTAGCTGTTAGCTCACCCTTATCTTCATACAATTCCACCAACTCCATGTATTCAGGAGTATCAGGTTCTTGTATCTCTTTAACCTTAGAGGCCATGTTCTTCCACTTTCTTCATATTGATTTTGTATTTCCCATAGCTACCGCTATAAGACTTAGGAGCAGCAGCACGCCATTCACCGACGCCACCACGACCACCTTGCTGGACCAAGGCCAACACTGAGTCAGCGTCCATCACTTCAGGCTGATATTGCACATGCAAAATAGCACCCCACTCTTTATATTCAGCACGAGTACGCAAATCAGGAGAACCATTAGCATTACGCACCAAATCAGTACGCATATTAGGTTCACCAATAATCGGTATTAAATCAGGATCACCCGGCGCAGTACCAAGCACAAAGATCTGTGTCTTAGCTAACACCAATGTCATTTGCGGAAAGGCCCGAGCAGCGGTAACAGTCGCAGCCTTAAACGCACTCGCCTTAACACCATCAGTACATTTAACGCCACCAATAGTCACAGGCTTAGGCAATATAATACGTGCATGTTTATAATCTTCTAAAGGATCTTTAGGCGGACGCTCTTTAGTGTTCACCTTCTTACCCTGCATAGATTCAAGCATTTGTTCCTTTGACTTATGACCAAACTCATTCATAATCAAAGGAGTAACACCTTCAATGGGAATAGTAAGTTCACGCTCTTCTAAAACCCTAATGCTTATTACTTCAGGATCTGGTTGCTGAACAGGTACCGCTTTCGCAGTAGATTTCTTAGCTTTTGTAGGCATTGAAGCCCCTTTCATTGTCGTTAATTAAATTGTCGAACCTATGTCGCAGTTCGACGGCTATACTGATTCCCCCGTGGGGGGGAGGCTCGGCTGTGGAGTGGGGTTTGCAACCTCTCGGTAAGCCGACCAAAAAAAGGGAGCCGATGTGGGGGGACACACCGACTCCCTTCTTTGTGCTGTCAGCCCATCTCAGGCTTGGCAAGATTCTCGTTGCGGTCTGCCATCTCTAGGGTTTCACCAGCTTCAAGGGCTGCAACTCCCTTATCGTCCTCGACCTCTTGGTCGTGGCGATACAAAGCAAACTGCGCCTGATTAATGTTGACATATTGAGCCTTGCGACTCTCTATGTCGTAACCCTCGGGGACTTCGTAGATAAACTCAACTCTCGGAGCACCCCACTTTCTTCCATCGTGACGACGCATATGAATCTCATACACAGTCGGGTCAGCATCCGGTGACCATTGCATGTCAATCATAAGGACTGTACGACCTGCAATGTCTTCGTCCCTAGCACGGCTATCCCTAGCCTCTGCGTCGGCACCAGATTTACACACTCGCAACCATTCGAACCGAGCCTTTTGCAACAAAGGGAACCAGAAATTGTGAGCCATCTGCATCGCATCCGGGTTCATCGAGGAGCGCACGTACCGAGGCTTCCCGTCGTTACCGATGATGTTCACAACTGCTCTCGCTTCATCCGCATTCGCCTCATCACCGATGTGGAATGCCGTAGCCTTCCCAAGCGGTTGGCTGTCTAGGTTTTCCCAACAATCCTTTATGCGCTGAACCAGATCTTTTCTATCGGCATTCACGCTCATATAGTTTGCTGATGTCCGGTGTGCTGTCGGTACTTCTACCATCTCACCGGTGTGTATATTTTCTACTTTAGTTGTCTTAGTATTCACTATCTTCTCTTTTCTTTCGTTAATGAGCAGTCATCTGCTACTCAGTTAAAAAACACAAGTGCCATGTGGTCGCTAGGCCTGTCAAGATCCCAAGCGCAGCGCAGCCGCCGAATCAGTTGTGTTACGAAACGGGTTCTTCGTAACAGAACTGACACATCTATGATGTGGGCGGTCGGCCCTCGGTTGGGCCGAGGCTCTCTTTACTGGCCTAGCGGCCACATGGCAAAGCCCCATTAAATTTCCCAAACCCACGGGGTTTAGGAAATTTCATGCAACCGGCCCGTAGGTACGGGCAAATCCGCTTCGTTGCGGATTTAGGTTGTGCTCAACCTCCGGCCCCAAGGCCGGGGGTTCTTGCTTCCACGTTCATTGCGTGGAAGTGGATCGCTCCGATCCATTGAGCAGGGCCTTGTGTCAACTGAGAACCACCAGCGAGGTCCGGCGAAGCCGGGAAAGGGCCTTCGAATCGCCTTGGGTATCGGCGCTTTATTGCGCCGACGATTCTAATGGCCCGAGCGTCTGGAGGGGGCTCCGCCTTCCCTAAACGCTGGGAGGATGTCAAACGAGCTTTAGCTCGTTCCGACCTAGCGACTTCCGAATTACCGCAGCGAGCGCACAGCGAGTCGCTTCGGTCACGACATAATGTCGGGGCCGAGATTGGACGGAGGTCGAACGCCAAAGGCGTCGTCGCATCTCCGATGCGTTGCCTCCGGCCACTTAATTCGTGAAGGTTTTAGGGGCCGCAGAACCGCACCGTGTTAGCGGTGCCTGCGGCGCTCACTAAACCTTACGGACAACTCTAGCCCGAGGCACACCACAACAACCACACACAAATAAGTAAGTCACGGTGTACCCGGGTGGGTTTGTTTGGTATTTACCGGGTGTCACCTCGTTTTCTGACGGTGATCAACGTTTATAAGGGTGGTGTGCCGAGCCTCCCCCCCACATATATATGATTATCGGTGTTTTGGGGAGTTTGGTTCAGTTGTTTGGGGGTTGTGTTGGTTATGTCCTTGGTATCCTCCGAGTGTTGAGGCCTCTCTTGCCTTGACCGAGCCGTGCTGTGCTGGTCGCTCCGTGCCCCCTCGTTGTGTTGGGCCGTCGTGTCTGGACACGGAGTCAGATGCCCCTCTGACGGGCGATCGAACCGTTGTTAGCGGCGGGTCGTTAGAGAGTGTATCATTTTGGTTCTGGGGGTTGACACGTTTTGGAGATTTTTATGGCTGAAAAAAAGCAAACTATTGTTGATAGAGAGCGTGCTCGTGTTGATACGGAAGAAATTTTTCGGTTGATGCGTGGCGATGGTAACCAGTCCCGTATTAATGACGGGAAGTGGTCGCCGTCCTGATTGCGTTATGACAATCGAGGATGTTGCTGAAAAAGCGGATGTTTGGTCTGAAGCAATTAAGAAGATTGTTAAGGCTATTACTGCGGCGGCTGTCGCTTTGGGTACTGCTATTGCTGCGTTGTTGACGTGGTGGCCTTCTAGTGCCCCACCGGAGTCTGAGCCGTTGCTGCAAAATACTGGGTATGGCCCCCAGTGTTCTCAGCTTTACAATACAATCGACCATACTTGGACTGAATCCCAGTGGACAGTGTGGGAAAGTCTGAAAAGAGATATGGACTGCTAAATGGCTGAAGATATTGAAAACGATTTTAAACAAATTAAAGTCAGCCGTTTAACTCTCGGACTTATCATGTCCGTAGCAGTCACATCGGGCGTAATTGTGTGGAACGCCGCCCAAGTAGCAAGCCGAATAGGCGAACTCGAAGATACAGTCAACCGAGTCGAACAAGACATGGGTGAGTTGCAAATCGAAACCGACCCCACAATCCTTATCAGACTCGACTCATTAGAAGAAAAAATCGATGAGCTTGCCGATATGGAGGGCTTAGACGAAATAGATGAGCGTTTAGAAAATATCGAAACGTGGATAGAGGAACTAGACCGGGACTCCGGCGAGGAGTTTCGTTGGGAAATAGACGACTTACATCATCGTTCATGGGCTTTGGAGGAAACACTTCGGAGTCGTGAATGGGGGAATGAGATGCTGCGAGAATTTTTGGGATGGTAAAGAATGAGGGAATGCCCAAATTGCAGTTGTATGTCATGCCCCTGTAGCTGCAATCATTGTGATTGCTGTGGACATATGGATGGCTGATGAAAGTCTGGATCGACCAAGATCTCTGTACCGGTGACGGATTATGTGCAGAAATATGTCCTGATGTTTTCGTCATGCGAGATGACGGGCTTGCTTATGTCCAAGAAAACGGTCACGTATTCCACGATCCGGGTGGTGCGTTAGGGTTAGCTAATTTCAAAGAAGATGATTTAGAAGCTGTTATTGAATCCGCAGAAGAATGTCCGGGGGAATGTATCTATATTGAAGTAAGTTTAGAATAATGGTTGTTTACGGGTGTGATTGTGAAAACGAAGAATGTATATGCCATTTTTACCATTATGACTGCGCCTGTGACCATTGCCCAGACTGCGCTGACGACTGCTTTTGTTTCGAATACGCAGAAGAAATCGACGGGGTTGAACCCCTTATGGAACCTTTAACACTTATGGAAATTTTAGAAGAATACCCAGAACTCCTCGGGGAACGAATAGACATAGATCCTTTTGACGATGACGAAGTTATTGAATGCGATTTAGAAAACCCAGAGATTTGTGATTCTTGCCAATAAAGGGATGATATGCCGTCAGGTAAAGCGACAACTGTAGAGAAATGGGCGGATTATCTAGCGTTCCGCCGTCAAGGGAAGTCTTTATATGCGGCTTCAAAGGAAGTCGGGCTCTCTTACCACGCTTGCCGAGACGCGGAAAATGGAAAAGCCCCGAGAAACTACATCGCCGCAGAGGAAGCCCTCGGCAAAACAATCCAACCAGAGGTACCCCAATACGATGACCTTTGCCCAGAAGCCCAAGCTGCATACGACAATATCGAAGTCTTTGCCAAAAGGTATTTCGGCATTATTTTACAACCGTGGCAAGTTGAAGCAACCGAACGCATTATGGGCCTTATGGAGACACAATACGAAGAATACGTCGTAATTAATGCTCCACCGGGTACCGGAAAATCAACTTTCTTTGCTAAAGTACTCCCGGCATGGGCAACCGTGCGTAACCGAGCTATCCGTGGGATGATCGGTTCCTCGACACAACGACTAGCTGAATGGTATTGCCGTAGGTTGCGTGCCGAATTAGATCGAGCGCATCCAGTCAAAGCGGAGTTGAATGATGTTCGACTCCAATTAGCGGTTGACGCTGAAGCTACGTTGCAAGAGGACTTCGGCATGTTTAAGCCAGACTCATCTGAGATCTGGCGTGCCGAAGCATTCACGGTTTTACAAAAAGACGACACTCCTCTTTCCCAGAAAGAACCAACATGGTCAGCGTTCGGAATGGACTCCGGGTTTCTTGGAGGCCGTTTTGATCTAGTTATATGGGACGACGTATACGATCCACGCAAAATGCGTTCCGCCGAATCTCGTGAAGATATGCGAAGATGGTGGGATGAAGTAGCAGAAACACGGCTCGAACCGGGTGGTTTACTCGTTTTGCAAGGGCAGCGCATGTCCGCAGACGACATATACCGGTATGCGTTAGATAAAGTAGCGCCTCCCGACGAATACGAACTAGACGAATTTGACCCAGAAGACGCACCAGATGAATGGCGGAAATACAATCACCTTAAATATCAAGCACATTATGAAGAAAATTGTGAAGGCGAGCACAAACCTGACGCCGCACCTTGGCCCGAAGGGTGTTTACTTTACCCTCGCAGACTCCCGTGGCGACGACTCCGCCACATCAAAGCCCAAACACCAGACCGATTCGAAGTTCTGTACCAGCAATCAGATGTAAACCCAGCCAATGTTCTCGTTGATCCCTTATGGGTAAGCGGTGGAGTAGGCAAAGATGGTGTACACCACCCCGGCTGTTGGGACAACGACAGAGATTTATGGGAATTACCACAAAACGTAAGCGGCGATATGTTTGTTGTAGCTACAGCAGACCCATCACCAGCAAACTTTTGGGCTATCCAATGTTGGGCGTATAACCCAGAAACAGAGTTTCGGTATCTGTTAGAATCTTATCGAAGGAAAATGGATGCACCCGATTTCCTTGATTGGAGCCACGAACGGCAATCTTTCTCGGGAGTCGCTGAAGACTGGTGGCAAATCAGTAACGATATGGGTCATCCAATTACCCATTGGATTATTGAAGCTAATGCCGCGCAAAAATTTATTCTCCAATACGATCATTTCAGGCGTTGGGCAGCGCTTCGCAACGTCCAACTTATTCCGCATTACACGCATTCTAAAAACAAAGGCGACCCCAAGTACGGAGTGCAGATGCTTGCTCCGTTATGGCGCGTTGGCCGAGTGCGTTTGCCCGGTAAAAGGGACACGGAAGCAAGACCGCATTCGCTTTTACTAATAAATGAAGTAACCCGTTGGAATGCCGAAGGAACCGGTTCTCGCACAGACGACTGTGTTATGGCAGAATGGTTCTTAGAGCATAACTTAGAGAAGATCTATGTTCCGAGTATAATCAATAATCGTCAGTGGCGACCCACGTGGATTTCTAGTGCAGCCGAGGCATCGGTGAGGTAAATGTGAAGACAGTAGATGAAATTGTCTCTCTGTACACAACCCGTTCCCGAGCAAACGACGGAGCAAAGTCTCGGATGCGTAACCTCCGAGACTATTACAACGGTGACGTTATTGTACCATTACCTGAACTCAATTCCGACGAAACATCTGCGGTAGCTAATTTACTTTCACAAGGTTTAGACCAAACCGCTATGCGAATTGCGTCTACTGCACCAGATATTTACTGCCCTCCAACAGACCCCTCCAAAAAACGGGCACGAGATAACGCTTCCAAAACACGGCAAGCATTATTTGGCTGGTGGGAAAACAGCCGCATGGATCTCCAACTCGCTAAACGAGCAAGACATCTTATTGGTTACGCAACAACTTGCACACAACTCCGATGGGATTACAAAACAGGTGCCCCACAGTGGCATGTGCGTGACCCATTAACAACCTACCCAGCAAAAATGTTGGGCGTAGATGATATGCGTCCCCGTGACATCATATTTGCTTACGAACGATCGTTAGGTTGGATACGTGACATGTACCCTGATGCTGCTCGCCAATTCTCTGACGGCGAATCGCTTGGCGCAGATCACCCAATAGAACTCATTGAATACGTTGATGCTGAAGAACAAGTCCTTATTGGTAGTCGTGCCCCTGTCAGTTCAGGGATGTGGCCCAAAACTAGTGGGACCGAAAGCAAAAGCGCAGTAATCATAGAACTTGAACGAGTCGAAAATCGTTTAGGTCAGACACCTGTTGTTTGTGCAGAAAGAATAAATCTTGATGCAGCCCAAGGCCAGTTCGATGGAATCTTGGGAATGTACCAAATGCAAGCTCGGCTTATGGCTCTCGAAGTTATAGCTGTGCAAAAAGGCGTGTTCCCTGACACTTGGCTAATTGGGCGGCAAGGGGAAACCCCTCAAATCGTGAACCCAGCAGACGGATTAACAGGCGAAGTTGGTGTTGTACGAGGCGGCGATTTGCGTGATATGCAAATGCAGCCCGGATACATGACAAACCCAGCGATTGACAGACTCGAACGAGCACAACGCTTAACCGCTGGGATACCACAAGAATTTGGTGGCGAATCCACATCCAACATTCGGACAGGACGACGAGGCGACGCTGTTCTTTCAGCAGTCGTAGACTTCACCGTACAAGAAGCACAGAAAATTTTGGCTCGGTCTTTGCAAGAAGAAAACCGTTTGGCGTTAGACATGTCGAAACGGTATGCCGGAAACCGAGGCCGCAGTTTCTACGTCAGCACCAAAAACGCTAAAGGCCGGGTGAACTACGTTCCCAACGACAACTTCGAGTCAACTGACAATGTTGTCTCTTATTCACATCCGGGCGCAGACATCAACAATCTTGTTATTGGTGGCGGTCAACGTGTCGGAATGGGAACCATGTCGAAACGGTCTTTCATGGCGATAGATCCCCTTGTTGATGACCCTGAATTTGAACATGACACTGTAATCGGAGAACAACTAGAACAAGCATTGTTAGCTTCTGTGCAACAGCAAGCATCCCAAGGGGCTATACCTCCTGCGGATCTTGCACGGATCATGGATCTTGTAATGCACGACAAAATGGAACTTGCCGGAGCCGTAGAAAAAGTTCAGCGAGAAGCCCAAGAACGGCAAGCAGAACTAGTAGACGCTATGGCTCCTGAAGCACAACCCGGATTAGCGATGCCGGGAATGGGTGCAGAAGCAGCAGTCGCTGTTGAAGAAGCACCTCCAGCGGAACCAAATCTTGAAGAGTTACTTGGAGCGTTATAATGCCACGAACAGGGATGGGCCAAAAAGGACAGGCTGTTCGTACAGCTACCGGACAAGAGTATGGTCAAGCCACACAACAGGAACAAGCGCAACAAGTAGCGCCATTACCTGACGATCTTGCGCCAACAGAAATGCCGACTCGTGCTCCACGCCAAGAACGGGCAGGGTCACGGGGTAGCCCCTTTAGGCCAACAGAGCGAAGCCTAGAAGACGTAGGTGCAACGCCACCGATAGATGACGTTCTTCCTAATTTGCCACCTCAAAGAGCACGGCTTATAGCTCCGGCGATGCACATGATGTACACAATCGCTGATAACGCTTATTCGGACCCAGAACTTCGCTCTTTTGTGCGACGTATGGAAAACTTTATTCCAGCTAAATATGAACCGTTGCCATGAGTTTCAGCGAACGCCTCGACAAAATAGTCGATGCTCCGTTTGATCTTGGAGCACAGGCCGCTGACTTTTTTATTGACGCAGCAGTTCACACTGTAAAACAAATAAATCCTATAGATGCCCTTATCGAGTCTTTTAAAGACAACATTATGGGAATGCAGTCCGAAACTGGGACTGGTGAAAAAAATGTTGCAAGTGCATTACTAGGGCCAGAAGGAATTATCGGTGCGCCAATAGGTGCATTACCCGGCGTAGTTCGCGATCCGTTTAGCCAACTGATCTGGACTCCGTTTATGGAAGGAACCCAGTTCCTTTACAAAAACTTTATTGATCGCCCAATCGGAACATTAGCAACAGTCGAAAGAATGGTTGCATCAGAAATAGGTGGCGAAGACACAGACTTTTTTGAAAGACTAGGGAACTTAGGCGAACAAGTTATTCCCGGTGCTGGCGACAGCAAACTCTATAACTGGAGTACATACCAACAAGCGTGGGATGTAACACAAAGCAGAAGCGCAGGACAGGCTTTAGCTTTGTCTATTTTCCATATAGACATTATGGACCCGAAAGCTCTTGAAGAGTTCAAGGGGACTGACTGGTATTTCGCAACGTCAGGAATCCTTGACTTTGCAATGAACATTGGGCTTGACCCTCTTTACTTAGCTGCTCGTGGTTCACGCTGGGCGTATGCAATGAAAAGGGCTAAAGAAACTTACGCAGCTACTGGGGTATATGACCCAAGAATGCTGCAAACAAGTCTTGCACCGTTTGAGTTTCGTGATATAAAACCAAACCGAAAAGGACAGGCACGGTTACGTGACGAGGCTTTCTGGGAAAACTGGAGTTATCGACCCACATTTCTTGACGAAACAGTCGCACCTACCGTAGACGAAGTAATCAATAGCGCAGGGTTCGACAAGTACCGTGCAGAGATCTGGAACATAGCTGAAGAAGTCAGAGCAAAAAGAGGCGATACACCCACGACATCATTTGAAGATGAGTTTGGGAAAGCCTTTATCGACGCAGGCAAAGAAGGTCGTCTTGGCAAAGGTTGGAATCGACCAGCAGAAGACATGTATGACTGGGGTCGAACTATTGCCAAAGTTATAGGCGATGGACCAGTAACCAATGAAAGCTGGTTGCCGTTCGACAACTTAATGAGAGTCTCCTTAGCAGGAACAGGTGGATTCCCAGCGTTAGAACGACAAGCTGGACTACTCGCAGCAATCATGTTCCAAGTAGACAATCTTGGCGGCGGTCGGGCTTTGATGGACGAAATGCAAGCCATCAGCAACGACATCGTAGAACTTGAACGGCGAAGCCTAAACACTAATTCTTTAGAAGAAGTAGATCTTTTAAGCCGCCAAATACGAGATTTAGAAGCACGTCAAGCAGTTATAGCTGACAAAAATCCGCAACTAGTAGACGACGTAATGACAGTCGTTGCCGATGCTTTAGACGAAGGTCAAGCTGGTGTATCTAATCTTTTAGAACAGATTGATACGCCATCGTTCCGCACTCCGCAAGTCGGTACTCCTGAGTTCAACCAAATGTGGAAAGACCTTGGCGATCTTAAAAATATGCCGTGGAATGCAATTCTTTCCTTAAAAAACAATTTAGTAGAAACACTAATAAAAGATGTTCCGAATGGTTTTGGCACCCCCACAGTTTTAGATAAATACGCTACCGACATTGGTAATGACGTTGTTAAAGCAGCAGCAAACGAAATCCTTGACGCACACCAAGTACCTACTCTCCCAGATGCACAACTTCCCTACTTAGGTGCAAGCAACAGACTCGGCTATAAAGCCAAAACCTTTTTTGAAAAATCAGGCACTTACCGCAATGTGCGAGGCACTAACGCTGTCCAAATGATTGTCGATAAAGTTGCTCAAAACATTATTGACTTACATCAGCCAAGCTCTGCTTATGTGCAAGTCGAGCGAATGCTTCGAGATGTAGAACGTATCCCAGCACCACAAGTAACAACGATTCCTAATCGTCCAGCAAATATGTTAGATGCTGCTGGTCTTAACGCTGACGACGTACTCATAGAGTTTCTCAACAAATCAAATAACCGTGATGCGTTAGCAGCACACTTTGACGAAGTTGTAAGAAAAATCAACGACGCAATCGTTGAACAGTTAGGGCCGATACTTGATGATGGAGTAGAAGTTACTCTCGGCGCAGACGATCTACGGCAAATTCTTAACGGCCAAATCATCGAAGCAAAAGAACTTTTAAACAAAGCTGCTGACGATACACAACGTGCTTTCGGCAATGTCGATTTTACTGAAGTTATTTGGGAGCAAAGTCGAGGAGAAACTGTTAGGCGACGCATCCCGATTAGCCCAAGCCAAATGCGTAAAGCATCGTTGGTGCCACGCTACGACCTTATAGATCGTTACGTCAAAATGGTTGAGGGCGACATGAAAACTGTCCCCACTCCTGATGGCCCTAAACGAATTAACATTGCACCTGAACGTGCCAAAGTGCAAGCAGCACGGCGAATGATAAGTACTGCTTGGAAACGAGGGGTTCTTTTAACTCCACGTTGGCAAATGGTTGTCAATGTTGACTCTATGTTGCGTAACTTTGCTCATCTTGGCGTAGCGGATTCTCTTGCAGGTATGGGCATAAGACTTGACAGGCTTCGTGCCCGTTGGTTGGAGCGTGCCGGGACAGATGTCCAAGGAATAGTTCTTAGTAAAGTAGACGAAGCATTAGGGGAAGACGGAGTTGGGCTTTCTTTCGTAGACAAAGTTCAGGAATACAACAAACTTTATGACGAAGGAACAGTAGAAACAAACTACGAAGGCTTAATGGATCAAGTCATCGGAGATGAATACGCAAAAGGCAGAAAAAACCGCCGTGCAGCATTCATGTCCGGGGCTGGCCTATTCTTTGCTGGGCCAGCAGGCGCAGCCGCAGGAGCCGCACTGTATGGGAGACATGCACGCAAAAGCCAAGTCAACTTAGCCCGTCACAAAACCGCTACTGGTTATGGCGAAGCTCTACTACTAGACGCTAAACATATGGTCGATGAAATCGAGCAAGCCGAACGTGCATTGCTTGAAGGACTCGACGACCGCTCAGTTCTTGAACTAGATCTGCTTACCCCTGAAGAGGTAAACAAACTTGGGCAAGACTCAACACTTGCTGATGTTTTGGCGCAAGCTAAAAAAGACAGGCGAGAAGCAGCGAAACTATTGGCTGCCCGTTCTGAAGGAGTAACTAGCTACCAAAAAATGGTGGTTGAAAACTTCCGCAAAGAATACCCAGAAATAGCAGGCAAGTTTGACGAAGCCGCTGAACTTTTAGGAGACATAGGGTACAACCAGTCGATGCTGGGCTCTAACGCTATCCCTAACCCTTGGGGTGACAACCCACAACTTCGAGCAGTAACAGAACGTATCAATAGCGCCAACCCAACGAAACGCCAAATTTGGTCTGACACTAACGCACAAATGAGGCGTACTGAAGCGTGGGAAGAATCGCACCAGTACAACATCACAGACCCTTATGAAGCAGAAGCGTTTACACGAGCCTATGACGCATTTATTCAGAACCACGTCAGCAGTCCGGGGATGCCCGGTCAGTCGGTGCAAAGAGATTTTTGGCGGCAACAATGGCTCGGCAAAACAGATCAGGAAATCTTTGATTGGTTAGGGACAGAAGGGCGACCTGTCTTAGATAGTTTGCCTGATGAGTGGCGAAGCCCAGACGCAAGAATGGAATTGATTCGCCGTACACGGTACGAAGCAAACAGTCTTGTACCGGACTTACCTGAATTTGCAAGTGTCCGAGGACGACTTGCTAAAGGTGAACTCATTACATGGGACAGGGATATAAAACCTATTCTTGATTCGTTAGATGCAAGATCAAAAGAAATTCTTGAAGAAGTCGCTTACACAGGGGACATACGGAGGATTCCAACAGGGACTGTTGTCGATCAAGCTGTTTACTATGCAGTTATAAACAGACTTGATGAATCAGTTTATTTAGAAGGAAGTAGACAAGTTTCTGATGCAGCTAAGGATGTATTACAGCTTGAATTTATTGAGTTGCTTCGGGGAATCGGGAAACAAATCGGGGCTGATGATTTACGAGCAATAAATCGTTCTGAATTTACTGACCAACTTGCACCTTTAATTGATTTTGGTAAGACAGTTAATGACTCTTCTTATCTGGATGGGCTTAAAACTGGTACGCAAATTAAACAAGCCAAAGAAATTATTCGTCATGTAACTGATACATGGTTTGAAAACTTGACAATGGTTGAAGACACTGTTTCACGTGGAACAATGTTTGAAGCTGCATACGAACGTCAAATGGCAATCGAAATGCAGCGTTACCGGAACAACGATGGGTCATACAGAATCCCTGAAGCCGGTAAAGCTATTGAAGAAATGTCTCAACGTGCTCGCCGGTATGCCCTTGCTGAAACTAAAAACATTTTGTACGAACTTGCTGACCGTACACGGTTTGAAGAAATAGCTACAGAACTTTTCCCATTCCTTGGAGCATGGCAAGAAGTTGCAACCAGATGGATGGGACTAGCTGGCGAAAACCCTGTGTTCGTTGCACGTGCTTTGCGAGCTTGGGGATTAGTAACTGGCGAAGACGAAGACGGCAACCCTCGCATTGTTATGCCAATGCCCGGGTTCCTTGATTCAAACCTTGGAAGCATGAAACTGTTCGGGCAGCTTTCCCAACTAGCGAACGAAGAGATTAATTTAAATCTTGAATCTGCTTCGATGATTGGTGCTTTGCCCGGTTTCGGACCACTTGTTTCTTTCACAATGTCTGAACTAATTGTCGAAAACCCAGACTTAGACGAGTCGCTTGGCTGGATGCTTCCTTATGGATTTGTAGAAGGCGAAGAAATATATACACGATTCCTCAATGCACATACACCTTCATGGATTCGGAACGGTTCAAAAGCTGTTGGCATGAACGACGAGGGCAAAGCCAGAACAGCGGCCAGAGTTACCCAAGACATGATTACCCAATATGTTGAGCAGGGCCGTGAACTTCCGCAAACAGCGGCAGAGTTGCAAGAGTTCGAAGACGAAGTAGAACGCAGAACTAAAGCAATTTTCGGAATCAGAATGTTGCGCTCTATAGCTGTTCCAGTTTCATTCCGTCAACAGTCACCGTATTGGGGAATTATCAACGAGTATTGGGATGTTCAAAAAGAACATGGCCCCGACGTTGCAACCGCATGGCTTCTTGAAAACCACCCAGACATGTGGGCCTTTACAGCACGCACCACGATGGCCCAAGATGTTCGGGCAGGAACATTAGAAGGCCACAAAAAATACAAAGAGCATCAAGATTTTATTGAACGCCACCCCCAACTAGCTGCATTAGTGCGAGGAGAAGTTGGGGCTCTCGATGTCCAATTTAATTACAACCGTGCAGTTGCCGAACTAGAAACACGAGAAGGCCGTCGAGATTACATGGATCCGGCAGGCATTCTCACTGATGCGTCAGTCAGCATGGGTTGGAGAGAGTGGCGTGTATTCAGAAACTCAATGGATGACGAGCTTCGGAAACGTGCAATGGGTGGAGGATCTGGAAGTCTTTTAGCTCAAACTAATTTTGATTTGTGGAAAGACCGTCGAAAATTTATTGAAGATCTTGGAAGAGAAAACTCTTTTTGGCTTGAAGAGTTCAATACATTTGGGCAACCGCAAGCACAAAAAGAAATCCTTGCTGGTTTACGAGAGTTTGTTTCTTCAGGAGAGTTTGCGTACCGACCTGAGATTGTTCAAATTGCAACATTTGTTGGCAAACACGATGAGCTTGCTTTAAAGATGGTGAAACGTGCCGAGGGTACTAACAACCGTAATTATTTGCGGATGAGTTATTCTGGGAACCAAGACATTCGTCAAGAATGGGATGTGTTTTTGCTGGAAGTATTAAGTTACCCCAGCTTCGGCCCAATCTATGACAGGTATTTTAGTAATATGCTTTCAATTTCTGTAGGTAATTTGCCTACCGGATTAATAACCGAGTATGAGGCAGCAGCGTAATGGCAGGCAACAGATGGATTCCTGATTTTTTAGAAGAAGGTGTACTTTCTCTTTTAGATAAAGTTGCTGAAATTTTGCGTATGCAGGGCGAAGGTGCTATTAGCGACGCAGAAGCAAACGAAGCGCTAGCTGAAGCAGTTAAAGACGAAGGCATTATGCAATGGCTTCAAGATGCGTGGAACTATGAGTTTGTTGACAAAGGCTCAGATGCTAAGTCTAAAAGCATGTTGCCTGATTGGATGAGTCCATCAGCGCTTTTGTCAGACGATGATGAAGAAGTGGTTGGAGAAGAACCCACTCCTTTAGACATTGAAGAAATCACAGAAGCATACGAAGAACAAGGAATAGCTCCGCAAGATATTCCACGAGATTCTCAGGGCAATATTATTCCTTTGCCAGATCGCAGCGGAGAAGAACGAACTTCTCTTCAACGGATACCTGATCCTGCTGGATCTGGTCGTTCGCTGGTTCCCGATACATACATCCAAGCTCAGATTGACCCAGAAAAATGGGCTGCGTATATACCTGTTGAGTTTGGTGAACCTGAAGGACCGTTAGATGCTGGTCAATACGAGTTGACACCACCTGTAGGTCAAATGGGTGTTCAAGATCTTGAAGTATTTGAATCTCGCCCTATATCACCGATATTGCAATCTGTTATGGGGGAAGACTATATGACTCTTCGGTGGACAGATGATCCCGAAGCAGGCATGTCTTTTACTCCTGCGCTTATCGAAGATGTCCCGTTTACATTTACTAATGCTTATAAAATATACCAAGCTCAAACTCCTGAAAACAAAAGACGTATTGCTGAAGGTTTAGCTTTAGGCACCGGTAATACTTCGTTTATGTATTCCGCTATTGGTGACGTAATGTTTTCTAACCCGGATGCTATTTACGCAGACGAAAATGTTCGTAGAGCGTTAATCCAACAACAAGCGTACGCACGAGATATGGCGAGTATCACTGAAGGTGGATTTGCTGGGCTTGGCGACGAATATATTCCTGAAGTTTGGGATCCTGAAGAAGTCGAAAACATTTCAGATGAATTGTTCCAACTTGCTAAAAATGCTGGAGCCGTAGTATCTATTGGGGCTTCGTATGGGAATGCCGTAGCTAGCAAAGTGATGGCCTCTTTAACTGGTAAGAGTGGAGATGACGCAAGGTTCCGTAACCTTGTTTCAAAGTGGACTGCTGAGATCCAAAGAGAAACGATGGGACGTAAGGGGATCTCTCAAACAGAGTTGCAAGCCATGTTTGGGGAACGCATTGAAGAAGAGTTTGCTGAGGATGTTGCGGCTAGCAGAAATTTGAGCAGGGCTAATACCTTGGCAAAGGTTATGGGAGTAACGATCTGATGAGGGTATCTAGCGAAGAATTAGCCGAAGCTCTCGAAGATCGTGGCTGGAGTCCTGACGATATTTATAATCTTGTCGCTATAGCAAATTTAGAATCCGGCTTTGAATTAGATACTTTGGTATGGAACTCTTTAGACCATTCGGCTGGCATGTTCCAACTAAATCTTAGAGAAGAAGACGGTGGTGCTAAACGTGCTTTTGAGTTAGGCATTGTCGATACTGAACGTGTCCCAACAAAAGCTGAAGTCCGAGCATTTTTAAAAGGCTTAGACAAAGAAGAGTTACTCGAATTTAATTTAGATGTAGCCGAATATGTTTATAAAGAGGCAGGGAATAATTTTAGGCTTTGGTCTGTTCACCCAGATAATAAGTTTTTTGAAAAAGATTCCAGCGATGAATATACAGCGGAAGTAAAAAAAGAAAAGTGGCTAGAAGGCCGTGCAGTAGCTCGTGAAGCCTTAGCAGAAGTAGGTATTGAATCTCCGTTAGCTAATTTAGATCAGTCTTATATTGACCAGAACATACCTGAAAATTTGCAGGGCAAACTGGGTAGTGAAATAGAGTTTCGTTTAGAAGAAATGATGGACGAAGCCGAGACTCGTGAAGAAGCAGCCATCATTCGCAAAATGATTCTGAACGAACGGAATCGCGATCCAAACCAAATTGGAAAATTTGGTGAAAACCAAGGGCTGGATGTGACCCGGCCTGATCGTGTAGTAAATCTTTCTGATTTAGGTATTGAATTAGCTTCGGCTCAAACTCCCAACGATCCTCGTCCAGAAGAAGAAATAATTGTTGACGATCCAAACGAATCAGGACAATTTGCTAATCCTCAACAGGATTTAGAAGAAAGCATTGAAAGCAAAAAATCTAAGTTAGATATTTTGATGTGGGAATACTTACGGGGAAATCCTTCAGTATTAGTCGAACATCCCATTACGGGGGAGATGGTCGATCTTGTTGCCCTCATTGAAGAAAATCCTCTTGGATATGAAGACAACACTCCAGAAATGGAGCAATGGATCAAAAGCCTTTACTACCAAACAGACCATTATCAAGACAGTGAAGTTGGTAGAGCCGACAGAGAATATCAGTGGAACAGTGGCGGTGATAGTGAAGACGAATGGTCCACTCGTCGCCTTGATCTGATTTCTATTCAGATTGAGCAACTTGAACAAATCCTTGGGCAAGCCAATATAAATCTGGATGACACACAGATTTGGGAGTTAGCGAAACAATCCTATTTGCAGGGGCTCAACCTTGCTGAAATAAAAGATTTCTTAGTTACAGCAACAACAGACACGGGAAGTCCTCTTTTTGATTTTGGTGCAGGGGCTCCTGCCGGTGGAACGATTTCAGATTTCCGAAGCAGTATCAACAACTTGTATCGTCAGTACTTGATGGACCCGGATGAAGAGTTATTGGAACGGCGTTCACGGCAACTGTTTACAGGTGAAACAACTCTTGATTTAGTTGAAGATGAAATGATTGAGCAAGCAGCTTTGCTGTTCCCTGCATGGAAAGACCGCATTGAAGCCGGTAAATCTCCGCTTTCTATTGTGTCTAGCTATAACGGAATCTTTAGTTCCGTAATGGGTTATAACCCCTCATGGGATGGCCGCCACAAAGATATGGCTGTCCAGCTTGGCGGTTTAACCGTAGAAGGCCAAGACCAAATGGAGATGTCTGGTGGGGATTTTGCTCGCTGGCTTCGACAAACAGATGAGTACGATCAAAGTCCACGGGGGATTAATAACGCTTATGAGCTTGTAACTGGATTGGGCAGGCTTATGGGAGAGGTTGCGTAATGGCTATTGAATATTACGATACAGACGAAGAAGGCAACCTAATAGACCGTAGGCAAAGCTCGCAGGAAGAACGAGATGCGGCTAGAGCAGCTATTGGTTGGACTCCAGAACGAGGCGTAGAAGCCGGACAAACTTTTGTACCTAACCAGCGCATTATGCGTGATGGTGTTTGGGTTGATCCAGTTTCTGGAGAAGAAAACCCGGAGCTTGGCGCAGGTTATTGGAGAACGGAAGTACCCGGAGGGCCAACAGCAGGTATCCCCCATTCATATATTTCTGGTGCACCAATTACCCCAATAGATAAGCTCCCCGGCGCAGAAGATCCATATGATAAATGGGAACGATGGAAGCGCAACGAAAACATTAAAGGCGCTAAAGCAGTTATCCGCAGTTTCCTTGAACGATTTGGGCTAGGCGCTTTAACGGACATAGCTATGGGTTGGGCAGAATCAGGCATGTCCCAAGAAGCAATGCTTGTGGAACTCCGTTATGGACCTGACCCAACTGTACGTCAGGTTTACGACAACAAATTTCCTGCAATGAAACTGCGTGAAGCCGCAGGATTCCGGGCAATTAACGAAGCTGAATACCTTGATCTTGAACGAGGCATTTTACAAATAGCTGCCCGAGCCGGAATCGACAATAAGTTTCTTGGCATGGACCCAGAAACAGGCGTGACTGGTGTTACCGCTTTGATTGGTGGGGATGTTTCTTTAGCTGAATGGCGTGACCGTGTAGCTCTTGGGGAAGAAGCAAAAAAGAATGCGGATGAAACAACTATAGAGTTATTGCAATCACGTTACGGGTTCGGTGAAGGCGACATTGTTTCAGCAATGCTTGACCCAACAAAAACTAAAAACATTGTAGATGCTCGTCGCCAATTTGGTGCTGCTGGTTTAGCTTCTCAATCTCAACAAACACTTGGTCCACAAAACACATTCAGTAAAGATCTTGCTGATGAGTTACAGCGTTTAAACGTACAGCGCCGGGAAGTGGCAGCACGCCTTACCCCGTTGCAAGGGCTTACATCAGATTTGCTTTATCAAGAAGGTTTAACCGCTGACGAAATAGGTGAAGGCGCATTTGGTGTCGGAGAAGACGCTTCAAAACTAGGGCGGCAACAACAACGCAGAGGCGCAGCTTTCAAAGGCGATTCAGGGTTATTGACAACCCAAACTGGTGTGACTGGATTTGGCAGCGTATAGTTGCTAAATTAATTATGTTGTCTGGCCCTCTCGGGGTGAGCTATTCAACAGCCCTCCATCCGAAGTACCACCGCTGAGGATGCGTAACGATAGGTGAGTGACATATGACAGATTCCGACTCCACTGGTTCCAGTGATGGCGGCGCTGCCAGTACATCTGAATCGAAACCGAACTGGCGACGTGATTTGGAAAATCGTTTAAAGGACGCAGAAGATAGAGCTTCAGCAGCCGAAGAACGACTTTCGGGTTATGAACGCAGAGATACGTTCCGAACAGCAGGACTTGATCTTGATGACGCACGTGTCAAGTATTTCGTTAAAGGTTACGAGGGAGAACTCGATGCCGAAGCTATCCGTCAGGAAGCTATGGCTGCTGGGTTTTTGGGCGATGACGCACCTCTACCTGAAATAAATGACTCGATGCAAGCGGAACAGCGTATCCAAGCAGTCGGGGAAGGTGGAGATCCAGTGTCACCTACCGATCTTGAAGCTCGGATTAAAGCAACAACTAATCAAGATGAATTGCGTGCTTTGATGGAGAGCCAAGGGATTGAATGGGGAGCATCAGCCTAAATCTCTAGCCGATGGAGTCCTAACACTTAGGATTTCAAGTGGCATATACAACCACCTCCACACTTGACGATCAGGTAAAAACGGCGTTCGATCAGGTTGCGTACTTTGCTTTGCGTTCGCAGCCTTTGTTTGAAATGGTCGCTGATGTCAGGTCAACAGCCCAGAGCCATAATGGTTCGGGCGTACAATTCACGTTCTATGCCGACATGGCACAGGCAACATCGGCCCTTACTGAAGGTTCTGATGTAACTGCTGTTGCGTTGACAGACAGCGCAGTAACCGTAACTCTCGCTGAGTACGGTAACGCTGTCATCACCACCGCCAAGGTGCGTGGAACATCGTTCCTCAACGTAGATGCTGATGCGGCCAACATTGTTGGTTACAACATGGCTGACTCGATGGACAAAATCGTTTCGGATGTCGCCAATGGCGGTTCAAACGTAACGTATGTCGGTCAAACAAGCCGTGGCGCTATTACAGCTACCGATAACTACAGTGCTGCTGAAGGACGTAAAGCTGTTGCACAGCTTCGTACTCGTAACGCTCCGGGTTGGGAAAACGGTAACTACATGGCGATCATTCACCCTGACGTTTCCTACGACCTTCGTGGAGACACAGCGGTAACTGACGTTATTCAGTACCAACTGTACCAAGAAGGCGCTCCGATCCGCTCAGGATCAATCGGGACCTTCAACGGTATCGAATACATCGAAAACCCACGTGCCGGTCTAATTGCCGACGGTGGCGCAAGTAACGTCGATGTTTACCAAACCCTTATCTGTGGCCGTCAAGCGCTTGCAAAAGCGTTCTCTCGTGCCCCCGGATTCGGTGCTGAACCAAGCATTGTTGTTGGTCCTGTGACTGACACTTTGCGTCGGTTCAACCCAATCGGCTGGTACCACCTAGTTGGATACGGCATCTTCCGTGAAGCCTGTATGCAACGTGTGGAAGCAGCTTCCACCATTGGCGATAACTAATAGTTAAAGCCATATAGGTTTGGAGGGGTCGGGTTTTCCCCCTTTCCCCGGCCCCTCCATTAACCTCTGCTATCATTTCAATCATGCCTATCGTTGATGGAAAGAAGTATCCTTATACCGCCAAAGGTAAAAAGGCTGCTGCCGCCGCAAGGAAGAAGAAAAAAAATGCAAAAACCAAACGGTGATGTAACGATCAGGCCCAAACCGATCCAAGGAACAGGTTCTACTAATGGCTAGTGGTCTTTACGTTGAGACTTTCGAAGCTGCGTTTAAGAACGATCTCGCTCTCGACATGGATAATGACACGTTCAAGTGCATGTTGGTGACAGCTTCTTACACACCAAACTTTGAAACTCACACAAATAAATCAGATGTATCAAATGAAGTCACAGGTACTGGTTATACAGCCGGTGGCGAGGCTCTTACCAGTGTCGCAATGACTAGCAGTTCTGATGGAACGGGCACAATTAAATGGGACGCAGATGACGTATCGTGGACCAGTTCCACGTTGTCGAATGTACGAGCCGGAGTTATCTACGATGACACGGTGACGAACGACCGTCTGATTGCATACATAGATTTTGGGGGAGATTTCAGCACAACGTCAGGCACATTCCAAATTCAGTGGAATGCGTCTGGTATTTTTACCCTTGATCTAGTTCCGTAGGAGCAATAATGCCAACAGCTAATTACCCAACTTCTCTTGACACAACCTCAACGCAGGTAACTCCAGCGTCTACTACTGACTTAGATGCGTCAGGTTACGAACACGATCAGGTACATGGTGCTGCTTCTACTGCTTTAATTGCTTTAGAAACTAAAGTCGGTATTAGCGCTTCGCCTGCTGCTTCAGCGTCAGCGAACGCTTTCTTAGAGCACAGTGGTACTGGCACGACAGGGTGGACTAACACTTTGACGGGCTCAACGATTGCTGGTGCGACTCTTTCTGGTGCCATTGTTGGCGCAGATCAGGTCATGTCAGCAGTCATCCACAAGGACTATTCCGAAACGGTGTATGCCGGTGGTAACACTGGTGCTGCTCCAGCCATTGATGAAGCTAATGGCAACACTCAAACTTGGACGCTAGATAATAACGCTACGTTTGCTTTGCCAGCGGATTCTGG